CTACAGAACAGCGTTTTCTTTCTGGTTTAGCCCTACATCAGCCTGTGGAAACCGCTTAACCCTAATACAAGACTCCACAAGTGTACGGATGCTGACCCCATCACTTGCTTCAACGTCACGGCAGACAATCACGTTGCTGCCTACTTGAAGTATATGCATTCTCGCCCTTCTTTGTCAATGAAAACTCACAATTTTTTACCGCAGACATGCTTAAACGTGCTCAGGCTGTTTCTGAACGGTTCCGTCTACGCTTAGCATCGCTCGCCTCGATTTCAAATCGAAGCGAGCTTCACTGCCCGGATTCCAAATCGGCGCAGTGAGCGCCTGATCTGGACGGTTGCAAGGGTCTCATTTCAAATGAAGCCCTCAATGCACCGAAAGGCTCGGATTTCAAATCCGACCTTTAAGACATCCCCACAATATATGCAGCAAGAGCGGAGGAATCACCCTCCGCTCTTCTATTATCCCTCTCCTTGCCCCTCAGACGCCGCAGGAGCGCTTTCGTCACGCTCTATGGCTTCGTCTATGGCTCGGTTGATAAAGCCGTTCACGCTCTCGCTGTGGGCTTCTGCGTGGGCTTGAATGATTTCCTTTTTCCCTTTAGCAACAGTGAGATTGATTCGATCATAAGTTTTTGAAATCCATTTGTTTTGTGCTTTCTGCTGTGCTTTGGACACCGTCAAATAATCACCCCCCGTAGTTTATAGAAGGATTATACTCGCTCGAATTATATTGCGCAACGATAAAAATAGACAAATATCGTTACGCAATATTGTTGATCTCGTCTATTGATATCGTTGCGTAACGATATTATAATGTTAACATATAAGGAGGTAAAAGAAAAGCCCTCTGCATCCTCGCCGACCAAAGCCAGATGCAGAGAGCCACCAACCACCACAGGGAGGCCAGTACATACAGTGTACCGCCTCCCGCACAGAAAAGCAAGGAGGAAAAACAGAATGAGTTTCTTATTTATGAAAAATTCCGTGAAGAGACTGTTTAAAATCATCGGCCAAGCAGACGGAACCTGCATTACAAGCGGGCGCAAAGGGCCGGAGCTTTCCGTTCTCATGGACGGCGATATTTGCTTGATCGACACCGAAAGCAAGGATTATAACGGGCGCATTTGCCTTATGTACTCCCCCCAAGCAAAGAAAGACTTATACCAGCGCCTTTTTATCGAGGGGCAAACCGTCCTTGTATGCGATCCCACAGACGGAGAAGAAAATGAAACAATCCCTTTGGATGAATTGCGCATAACCGGCGTCGTTATTGGCATTGTTCGCAGTTTAGGCGCAGAAGAAAGAGCCGATCTGACAAGCTGGCATGAGTTTAAAGAAAAATTCCCGCGTGATCCGCTGGAAGTTTACTATTCGCCAAGCTGGGACTATGCGCTGGCGGCGAGAAAATATTATCGCGGGTGTGGCCTTAGCTGCTTTATGTCCGGGTATCATTACGGGTTTGCGGAAGGCCGCAGAGCAGAAAAGGCCGCGCCCCGGAGAAAGCGCAGAGCCGCAGGAGGCAAAGCATGAAAGAAGAAACTATGCACCGGCTAATTGAACTTGAAGAAATTCATTTGCAGCTTCATTGCGCCGTTGAATCCGTGCGGCAAAGCTGGGTAGCCATGACGCAGGGGGATGATATGCCTACCGAAGCCGATTATGACGCGCTATGGGGCACTTATCACCGCCTGTCTCAGTTGGACGCAGAGTTTCTTCAAAACAAAGAAGACCTCTGGGCAGCCTTTGGACAGCTCTCTAAGGACGCAGAAAGCGAGGTGTCTGCATGAAACTTCTCTACTGCGCCCGCTGCACGACGCCGCTGATGAGTGCGGCCACGGTGTTTATTTGCCCGTGCTGCGGGGCTGCATACCGTCAACGCGGCACGCGCTTTTCCTTTGTCGCTGATCTGTCCGGCGTATCCGTCAAAGAGCTGATGCAGAGCATGGAGGTCACACTATGAACGATAATGACAGATTCTATCCTGTCGTGCAAACGCCGCTCGGAAAGGGGCTGCTCATCGGCGCAACTATGACCGTCGAGCGCGAACGCGAGCTTTTCGGAAAGAAGGTGCTTCCGAATGAGCACAGATGAGTGCATTCGAGCACATGATCTGATCAACACGCCGCTTTCCCATGTATGCGCGCCAAAGTGTACAGTAGCCCGTAGAGTCCGCCGAAGAGTAGCAAAGAATACAGTGTGTGAGTACAGCGAAAGCTGTTTCACCTGTCCTTTATCGGACTGCAAACAGACTGTTGTCAAATGCTTAACGGTCAACCGTTTGCCGATAGATCCTCTCATGTAACGCAGAAAGCCCACAGGAACACTCCTGTGGGCTTTTGCCGCCTGCTGCCGGTCTTTCTCCGGCTGTGGCTTTTTAGATAATTGCTGCACCGGCAGAGCGCACCTCATTTCGCATGATGGGCACCATTTGACGAACTAATGTCTTTCCGTCAAGCTGTGCGGTAAAGTCAATGACGATGGGCCGCATTTCGTCGTTATTGCTGCGGTTTGCAGCTCTTGCAAGGCTGCCGGTCGCAGATGCCGCATAGTCGATGCTCGCTGTGCCAAAGTCAAGGCTGTTTTTGATGCGGTCTGTGACACCTCCTACGCTGTCCATCAGTGAAGGAAGACCATTTTCAAATCCGTTGGCCATGCCCTGCATAACGTACTTGGCGACACCGTTTGACCACTTTGACGGGCTGTGCTCATCAAAACCGCTTTTGCCCGTAAACCAGCTCTTGATCCTATCCACAATGCCGGAAACCTGTTGCTTGAGCCATGCGACTTTATCGGAGATGCCATTCCAAAGCCCCGTTAAAAGGTTTCTGCCGACCTCCCGCATCTGTTCAGGGATACTCTGAAACCACTTGACTGCCGTTTTTGCTGCATCGGGAATTGTTACAGTGAAGAAAGTTTTGATTGCTGATACTGCGCCGGAGATCGTCTCCGTGATCTTTCCCCATGCAGAAATGATCGCATTGCGAAAATCATCATTTGTGTTCCATAGCACAACGACCGCCGCCGTCAGCGCTCCAACAACGGCAATGACTGCCCCGATGGGATTTGCGCTTAACGCGGTGTTCAAGGCAAGCTGCCCTTTTGTCATAGCAGCCTGCGCGAGCTGCGCTAAGGTCATTTTCCCTGTGAGCAGCGCGACGATCGTCTCGCCAACAGTCATCGTCCCGTTTAATGCGGCCTGTGCAAGTGTCGTATTATTCAGCCCCATAGTCAGGAGCGAAATGGCAACCTGTGCATTTTGAAAGCCCTGGACAAGATGTTGAATCGCCATTCCAGCCTTGAGCGAGGCAAAGGCGCCGGCAGCGACCCCGACAACAGGGATGATCTGATTGAGCGTGTCCATCAAAGTCTTGCAAGCGTCTACAGCGGAATCAAACCCCGTCGTAATGACATTTGCTACTTTCTCCCAATCCACTTTTCCCGTAAAATCCTGCACTGCCGCCGTTGCGCTTTGCAGCATCGGCGTTACAGAATCCAGAATAGGCTCACCGAATGCGGCTTTTAGCTGTCTCCACGATTCTTTCAGGTTGCCGAGAACGTTTTCCCAACCGTCAGCCTCGCGTGAAGCTTGCCCCAGTGCGCCGGATAGTTTTTGCGAATCCTCCACCATTTTCAGAAGCGTTTCCTGCTTCTGAATCTCCGAAAGGTCGTTATACTTCTGACCGAACAGCTCCATAGCGTCCGCGTTTCGTGTGGTCTCCGTGGCCGAAAGTCCGAGGGCTGCGTCGTTGGCGAAGTTGCCTTTCAAAAAGGACTGCAACGTTTCTGTGGCCTGCTCAACACTGGTATCATAATAGGCCGCGCTGTCTGCCGCCGCTTTCAATGCGCGCTCCATCATATTCATGCTTTCGGTCGCATCACCGCCGGAAGAGCGAGCAAACGCATAAATTTTGCTGCCAAGTGAGTTCAAGCGCGTCTGCAAGATGCCGGATTCATCAGCTACGCGCCCAATTGCCTTTGTAGCGGTGTCCTGCATATCACCGAAGGTCTGTTCAAACGCGCTTGCCTCTGCCCTCACCTCAGCGGCGGTATCTACACCGACCGCGGTTAACGCTGTTCCGACTGTGGTAACAACTGCGCCAATTTTTGAAGCCGTCTTTATCACAGAGCCGACGTTGTTTTTGACCTTTTCGAACGAGGACGTTATTTTATTTAGGCCGCTGTCAACACCGCTGTCATCAACCGTGATTTTGACGGCAAGGTCAAGTAAATTCATTTTGTCATCTCCTTTCCGAAGGTATACCCTCTGTCATACATTGTTTGCGCAAAAACTACCGCACCATAAGCAGGTGTTCCCGGCTGTATTTCTTCCGGGAAAGGAGGAGCCTGCCGCTGATTTCCGGCGGCTCCATCCTCATAGCCCATATCAAACGCGGCCAATACATTCCGGCCCATGACTTTCACATACTTTCGCGCCCAAGCTTTACTTTTTGCCTTGTGTTTCATTTGCTCGCCTCTTTTCAAGCTGGATCCCGATAGAAACCATTACGGCCCCGCAGAATGTACCGGCGGCAAACACAGCCGCTCCGCAAAGCATCAATACCATGTGCCCCCCCCTTAAAAGTTTTCGATGATCTCGCCGGAAAGCTGCTCCCACCATTCGCCCATGCTAAGCGTTACGCCGGGAGTAGGACGCCGGTTGCCGCTGCCGCCGCGCCCGCTGCAATAGTTGGCGGCGGTCATCATGCTGTCCCACGCTTTCAAGGTCTTTCCCGTTCCTTTGGCGCAATCCTGCGCGAGAACGGTTAAAGCAACTCTGTCTTTTCGGTCGTCGGTGCTGTCTGCTGCTTCCTTTGCATAGTGACCGATCAACTTTAGCATGGTCACGTTTTCGCTGTATCTGTCCGCAAAGCCGAAATAATCATCTACCGTCAGAACGCCGGTTTTCATCAGCTCCACGGCGTTGCTGTCAATGGCGGAAGGGTCGGCAAGGTTGCTTGTCTGTACTTCCTTTTCCAATGCGCTGCGAAGTTCTGCGGCCTTTGCGTCGAACTCCGTCCAGATGCGCGCCGCTTCTTTGCGCAGGCTGTTTTCCGCCTCTTGGAGCTGAAGCGTAGCAATCTGCCTTTTCAGCGCGTCCGGGCCTGCGTCCTGCATGGCCTTTCGGGCCTGCTCTACTGCGTTATACGCGGCGGCGTATTCGTCCCGTGCCGCCTTGAAAACGCTGTCAAGGCGCTGTGCATAGCTGTTGTATTTAGTAGACATTGGTATCCTCCGTTCCTGTGATTTCTCTGAAAACTGCGTAATACTCGCGGTTTTTACTGTCTCGGTTGTTTGCGTTTGCGCCCTCGCTGTTTCTTGCGATAAGCTCGCGATTTTCACCCATGAATTGCTCGATCTCGCGGATAGCGTTGATGTTAGTCAAATCGCGGATCATTCGCTCGATTTTCAGAACTCGCGCCATATCCTGTTTGCTTCCTGTGAACGATCTTAAATAACTCATTTCTTTGTTCCTTTCTGCTGCGGAAAAAGGCCGCAACGCCCATTCTTATACATGGCGCAGGTATTGCCGCAAGTCAAATGTGCAGGGAGAGGGCAGCGCTTGCCCGCTGTTGCCGTTCCCGGCTTGCACTTGCCGCCTTTGAAAAAAGCACAATCGTCCTCTTTGCATTGCGGGTATAGGCCACCCTGAAAGGGGCAATCTTTCTTTTGTGCGGGTGGCTCTTCCTGCATCTTCTTATAAATGACTGTTCCCATCGGCACTTCGCCCGCAGAGGTTACAAGGGTCGGCGCGTACTCACGGCATCCGCGCCCAAACTCGCGGTATCTTTTGCCGTGTTCATCAATTAGGGGGTATTCCTTCAAAATGTCCATGTGCTTCCTTTCAGTCCAAATTTGGACAGTTTTCATAGCCGTTGCGGAATACGCTGTCGGCCTCATAGCTGACCTCAAAAAGCGGGGTATGGTAGCCGCTGCTGTCCTTTACAAGTTCGCGGTTTGCATCGTCCAGCGCAAGAAACGCCGGAATGATCTGCTTGTCCCATGTCTGCTTTTCAATGGCCTTGAAGCAATGCGGGCAAGTGCGGGGATAGTCCCCACTAATAATAGTGGCACTTGATACGCCTGTGATGCTTCGCCCGTACACTTCCCATGTGCCGCCGCAATAGTGGCACTTGATGCGCATATAACCCATGCCTTTCTCCTTTCTTTAAGCGCTCTGCCCTCGCTTGCGGTAAATCTCACGGTCTAACGCATAAGCGAGGCTGTCTATACTGTGGTTGTCCCTGTCGGGGAGAGAGGAAAGCATATTGCCGTCTTTGTCCTTTTCGTATTCGTAGTTTGCAAGCTCCCGCGCCGCGTTTGGCGTCCTTGCAGGATCAACCACGATGCGCCGGTGTTGCAGCCACTTGACACGATACGCCACGCATCCCGGCTCTTTGTGGCAAGCTCTGGCCTGCTTTAAGCCGTGGTCGCGTAGATCGGCTATGCTTTTCGGCTCTGCTGCATCGCAATAAATGTCGCTGTGATCTTGAAAGCACAAGCCGCTTACCGGGGAAAGGTAGCTGCTGCCTTTGGTGTCCCCCTCCACAAGTGGGGCGATTTCCTCCGCAAGCTGCCGGTTACTCATGCCGCGCTTGTAAATCTCGTTCAGAATGTAGATTGTCTCGTGCTTACGGTCATAGCTGCATCGGATAAAGCAAGCGGGGTCTGCCGCAAAGCCGAAGTCCACGCCGGAAAAGAAGTATTGCATATTCTGTACTTCCTCGGCGGTGATCTCCCGCACTTCCAGCGCCGGGAATACCTCCGCGCCGGCGCCGGTCGCCTCGCCTAAGTATTCATGCCGGTATGCCTGCTCATTGACGGCCTCCAGGCGTTCAGCCTCCGCTATGAAAGCCTCGCCTAACCATTCGGCGGGTATGTCCTTATAGGTGGTGTGAAAGGTGATCCCCTGCGCGTCTGGCTCTGCAACAAACTGATTCGCCCAATTTGCCTTACTGATCGGCGGGTTGAAGCTGCGAAACACTTGCGGGTTTGTTCCTTGCCCTCGCATGACCGATTGCAAAACATTTCGGGCAAAGTTCGGGCCGCTTATCTCGCTAAATTCTTCAAACCAACAATAGCGGAAAGTGCCACGCCTGGGCTTGATAGATTTTAGCTTGCTTGCATCGTCCAGCCCTCGAAAAAGGATCTGTGCGCCGGTCGGCCTGTATTCATACATCATCGGGGAAACGGTTGCTTTCCAGAGGTGGGAAACGCCCAGCATATCAATAGCCCATGCGATTTGAGAAAAAACGCTGTCGCGCATTGTCCCCGCCACTTTGCGGAACACAATAGCGTTGCTCTGGCCTGTGGGGTCGCTCTGTATGCCGTCCACGATCTCAAGCGATACGAAAGAGCTTTTGCAGCTCCCGCGCCCGCCCGGAAGATTGTAAAAGCGGTGCTTCTCTGCCTTTATGTCCTCATGCAATGGGAGATAGCACGGGGCTATGTGCTGTTTCACATCTATATTGTCAAGCAGCGCCCGGGCTTCCATCTGCTGTCGTTTGGCTATGCTGGAAGCCCTCACGCGGGATTTTAGGCGGTCATAGTACATTGTCCTCGACCTCCTCCAGTTCCTTTAACACATCGTTAAACTCGGTGAATTTCAAACCATAGTCAAGCAGTGTCCGCGCCGCTGTGATGTGGTTTGCGCTCGTTTCTTTATCGTCTGCGACAATGGCCCCCAGCCGGTCTATTGCGGCGGTCAAGTTCTGTTGTAGCTGCCTTGTTGCCCTGTCCATGATCCCCGCCGCCGCGTGCTTGTAAGCTGCTGAAAATTCAGCGTCTTGCAAGCAGCGATTGATGGTCTTCACACTTACGCCCGCAGCTTTCCCCGCAGCTTCTTTTGTGGGTGTGCTCAACAGTGCGGCGAGTATTCTTTGCTTCTTAGCGTCAATAAATCTATCACCCCTTTTTCATCGGACAAATGCGGTCAAATGCAGCCATGCAGCGTGTGTTCGCATCGTTTTACCGATAGTACTCCATCAGCGGTTTGCGGATACGCGGGTGCCGCAAGGCTCGCAGCGCTTCCCGCCGCGCCCTTGCATCAGGCTTTTGACCAAGCCAAAACTCGCTGATGATCGCATCGCGCTCGGCATTTGTCAGTTGTGCAAGTGCCGCTTGCACAGCCTGTTGAAAATCCCGTTGTTCGACGTCCTCAAAGGCCTCTTCTGCTGCTTCATCTGAGATTGTGTCACCAAGCGTCAGGTCGCTGTCCTCGTCGCCTATCGGCTCGTCCATCGACCGGCAAACACTGTTGATGGGGTCACATCGCGTCCGCTGTATTCGCTGCCCGCAGGCTTCTGTGAACTCCGCCTTGAGCTTAATGCCGTACAACGTGAGAAATTCACCCTTGTTCACATCCCATGTCAGCAGTGTATCCATGAGAGCGATAAACGCCACTTGCAGGAGGTCGCTTTCCTCGACACCTGCACGACCTTCCATCGCCCGTGCCCACCTCAAGGCTTGCTGCCATGCAAAGCGCTCAACCGCCGCCCAAAGGCTCAGAATGTCCGCCTTGCCAGCCTGTACCGCTGCTGCAATTTCGCTTGTTCGCTCACCTTTCGACTCTTGCATATCGTTACCTCCCATGATAAAATGAAATTGATAAGATAACATTCATCATGGGCGGTCTCCTGAGTTTTCAGGAGGCCGCTTTTTATAGCAGCAGTTCTCTTGCAATCTCCTTGCGGCGCTGGGCATTCTGGATGCGGCGGCTCTCACCGTCTATCAGCAGCGAGACAGGGCACATTTCCGCCACGCGGTCGAAAATGCGCTTGTACTGCATCGTCTCCGGCGCATCCATCTCCTGCGGCGTCAGGTTCGTAGTCACGATTGTTGGCAGATTCGAGCGGCAGCGCGCGTCGATGACTGCAAAAATCTGCTCCGCCGCATACCCTGTATCACGTTCAACGCCGAGATCGTCAATGACGAGCAGTTTGTATGTACTCAGTCGGTCAAGCAAGCCCTGACGGTCTTTGCTGTTTTGCAGCAGATTCAAAAGGCGCGGAAAACTCGTCACCGCTGTCGGAACACGCTTTTTCAGCAGTTCATTTGCGATGCAGCAGGCAAAAAAGCTCTTGCCCGTGCCAACAGGGCCGCGAAACAGGATGCCGATATTTTCCGTCGATACCTTGTCCCACTGATCGACATACTTCCTGCAAATTTTAGAGATTTTCGGATTTGCGCCGTCATCATCGGCAAGGGTAACTTTTCGATATGAGGGATCGACGATAGAATCCTCGATGCGGCGGCGCTCCATCATCGTTTCAAAGGCGGCAGTATCGTTCGCATCGTCCGCGCTGGCCTTCTCCGATTCCGTGCAGTCACAGGCGATTCCGACCAGCCTGTCCCCCAAGTTTGGGAAGTGGATCTTTTTCTGCTTTGGTTTTCCGCACGCGCCACAGCAAAGAACGCCGTCCTTTATGTAGTCACCCGGCTTCTCAGCAGAATGCTCCAGCGACTTCTGAACAAGGTTATCAAGCATTGAAAAAGTCCTCCGTTCCGTAGTCCGCAGTGGTCTTCACCTTACTACGGCTATCATTGCGATTCCACCGTTCCCACTTCTCCGCATTTCGGCAAGCCGCTTTCCAGTCTTTCATGGGGGTCTTGCCGACCAGCCAGCCTTTCGACTCGTAAAAGTCGATGAACCCCTGCGGGTCTACCGGCGACTGGCGTTCAAGCACATAGGTTTGAACCTCTGCTAACGTGGGCGGGGTGAAGCGCTTCGCGCGTGGCGGCGTAGCCGCCTTATCGCCTTTGTTGAGTTTAGTTAGGTTAAGTTCGGTTAAGTTACGTTCAGGTTCCAAGATGGTTCCATCATGGTTCCAAGTTGTTTCCTGACTGTTTCCAAGCATTAACCGGCCAGCATGATCGGTCGTCAGCATTGATTTTTCTTCGGCGTAAATCGTTGGATGATAACGATCGTTTTTGAGCGTGTTATTTATATTCCAGTCCGTGATAACCACGACACCGCTCTCAAACGGGATAATGTATCCTTTCGCCGCAAGGAGCCTTAGATCATCATCGTTGCAGCCTGCGATGCGAGCAATCTTTCGCGGGGAGCTCACAAAGCCGTCATCATCGCCGTGCATCCCCAAGTGAAAATACAGTGCTTGCGCGCTTGCAGACATATCCAAAAACCTGTCTGTGTCAGTAACTTGCAATGAAAACATTCGTTTCTGCGCCATTACCAGCCCACCATTCTTTCCTGTCCGGTCATTCTCGCAAGAGTATCTTCTGCAACGCAGGCCACAGCTGCAATTTCACGGGCGCGGTTCGACATTGAACGAATAAACCGGCGCACTTCGTATTCCGAGGCAGGGAGAAAATACCCGGATTTGTTGTCGGCCAAGATCAGCTTGCCCGCTTTGCGCTCCACTTGGATGCGACGGCGGATTGTACGTTCGTCATCACTGGTAAGTTGGACAAGCTCTGTGAGCGTTGTTCCATTCTCTGCTCCCTCGTGAAGTAAGTCAGAAATAAGTAGTTTTTTCTGTGTTGCTGTGTTATGATCCGGATAGGGAAATGTGGTCGCCAAACCGTTTCCCATTGCCCTTGTCGGTGTTCCAGCACCGGCAGGGGCATTTCCTTTTTCATTACTTATCATCGATTGTCACTCCCGCTTGTTCATCAAGCCAACGTTTAAATGCCTCCACCGGAATTCTCGTACAGTTTCCTAACCGCACGACAGGAAATCCAGGCAAGCGCATCCATCGATAAATCGTCGGTCTACTAACATCCATAGCTACAGCTAATGTCGTCGGTGTATATGCCAAAATTTCCATCATTCCGCCTCCCGTGAAATTCTTTCAATAATTTTGAGGATCTGCTCTTTTTCATCCGCAGGCAATTCATGTCGAAGCTTTCGTGAAAAATTGCAGTCCGCAACTCCGAGAGCGTCAGCTACCTGCCAAAGTCGAATTCCCGATTTTTGAACAGCTAATCGAATGTCAACGTTTTTCACACTCCGTCCTCCTTTCCTTGATTTGCTATAATTTTACCTCGCTTGCTGTTGTTGACTTCTGAATCTTTCTGATATATAATATAAATTGAAAGTACGAAACTTTTGAGTTGGGGATAGATTTAATGGACAAAGAACAAATCATTAGCTTTGAAATACGAGGAAGCAACGTAATATTGTTTTCGACAGAAAGCGTTCACGGTCCTTACCCAGTTGAAACGTTTTTATGTGAAATATTCGAGAATCTATGTAAGCATTTTGAATTAAACGATGCATGTAACAATTTTTTCAACTATGCCGACCCTCATGGTGCATGGATACTTCTATCCGATTTTTTTAAGCGCACAGATAATCTAAAAAATGCCTCGCTCGAATACTTCGATAATTATAGGTCAAAGTATGATATTGAGTTAAATTATAAAAAGGGAGAGAACTCTACAATCTATGAAGGATCAAGGTCAGTATTGGAAGTTGCTGCCTTAAAGTGTTTCTCGCAAGAGCTTGATAGATTCAGGATGTTTGATAAAGATAAAATCGAACAAGCAGAATTTGATCCAGATGTATTCAGCTACTATTCGTGTCGGCAAATGATTGACTTCGTATTTTCGCTTGTCCACTACTGTATATATAACGGTTATAAAATGACAACCTGTGCTCATTGTGGAAATGCTTTTATGACCAAAAGTCTTAAAGAGAAATATTGTTGTAGGAGTTCCCCTTTTCCCGGGTATAAAGACTATTCTTGCAAAGAGGCTGTCAAGTCAGTAAAAGATATGTTGGAAAAGAGAAGACTTGTCGAGTACGACCGTCTAAGAAAAAGGTCTAAAGAATATGGTCGGTATTCAAAATTCACTGATCAGTTTAATAATTTCTGCGACGCTTGTAACAAATATAAAAGTGAACTAAGACAGGGTGCATCTGTTGCTTTACTCAGTGAATATAAAGATTATCTTTTTAACAGTTCATACGTTAGGCCTAAATATGAACGCATCAAAAACTGGTAAGTAAATAACCGCCCCCGGTGTTGCAGCACCGAGGACGGTTATAAGGGGCAGCAAACGGAAAGCCTACTGCCCTCCAATCATAACAAATGCAGGAGGAAAAAGCAATGCCAAGAAAAGCAAATACGCGCGCCGCGTCGGGCGCAGGCAGCATCCGGCAGCGTCCTGACGGTCGATGGGAAGCTCGCGTGACCGTCGGCAATGACTCGGGCACAGGAAAACCGATTCGCCGCAGCATCTACGGAGACACGCAAGCCGCCGTTCGTAAGCAGATGACGGCCATTCTCCGTGAAATTGACCGCGGTACATATCTGACACCACAAAAAACGACAGTCGCACAATGGCTTGATGAATGGCTCGATACCTTTGCCGCCAATAAGATCAAGCCGACGACATATCTTCACTATCAGGCTTGTATCAAGAATTACATCAAGCCTCAGATCGGCGCTATCGAGCTGCAAGCTCTGCGCGGCGCGCATGTTCAGAAGGTCTATAACGCCATGACGAAAAAGGGATTGAGCGGAAAGACCGTCAAGAACTGCGCTGCCGTACTGCATAAGGCCCTCTCTGTTGCATTGAAACAGGGGATCATTGTAAGTAACCCCTGTGACGCCGCAGAGCAGCCGAAGGTGGTACAGCGCAAAATAGCGCCGCTGCGTGATGAGGACATTCCGAAGTTCCTTGAAGCAATCGAGGACAGTCCTTATCGAAACGCGCTTGCCGTCTGCCTGCTTGCCGGTCTGCGTGAGGGGGAATTGCTCGGTCTTCCGTGGTCACAGGTCGACTTTGAAAAAGGGCGTATTGCCGTCAGTCAGCAGCTACAGCGTGAGAAGAAAAAGAACGGCGCTTACTACATTGCCGACACCACCAAGAGCGGCAAGCCGCGCACGATCGAGCCGCCCCCGCTCTGCTTTGAATATCTCCGCGATGAAAAGCGCCGGCAGGCGCAAAATAAGCTCAAAGCCGGTAAGCTCTGGAACAACAGCGACAACCTTGTCTTTACCGATGAAATGGGTGCGCATCTTGCCATTCATACCTTCTACAAATATTTTAAGAAAATTGCCTCCAGCATCGGACGCCCGGACGCGCGTGTGCATGATCTGCGCCATACCGCAGCCACGGTGATGATTGCCAGCGGCGCGGACATTAAAAGCGTGCAGGACTTCATGGGCCACGCTACCGCAAGTTTCACATTGAACGTCTACGCCCACACATCAGAACAGATGATGAAGGACACCGCAGCAAGAACGCAGTCATATTATGAAAAGCTGAAAAAGGCATAAAAGAAAGCTCCACCGGTCAGCCAGCCGGTGGAGCTTCTTTCCGCAGTTTTTAGGGGTAAAAAATCCAATTGGGGTAAACTTAGGGGTAAAGGCATTTTCTGAAATGCAAGAATTGAACTTTTCTTAGCAAAACAAGATGATATAAGAGAAAAAGCAAGGGAAAACGCAATGTTTTCTCTTGCTTTTCTTGGCGCGGAAGAGAGGATTTGAACCTCCGCGACGCTTTTTACACGTCCTACTCCCTTAGCAGGGGAGCCCCTTCGGCCTCTTGGGTACTTCCGCAGGTCGATGGTGTTTTTTCAATTGGCGGAGAGAGTGGGATTCGAACCCACGGATGCTTTTACATCGCCGGTTTTCAAGACCGGTGCCTTCAACCGCTCGGCCATCTCTCCGGATAATGAGTTCGCGTCTAACTCCCAAACGCAAGACTAATACTACCATAGATATGTGCTGTTTGTCAACCAAAATTACAAGCTTTTTCTTGGATTATTCGATCGGCAGGAGATCTGCCGGGTGTCTTTGTCGCATTTGCGCGCCGATGCTTAATAATTTCTACCGCTGATGTTTGAAATTAGTTAAGAAATTTCACAGTGGAATCGCAAGGTTTGCATGATATAACTCTTCCACAGACAGGAAAACAAGAGATGCCGGGATTTTCGGCAGTGGAGGAGACGATT